CACAGACCCTGCCACCCATCCTGCCACCGCTTTGAAGGCGGCAAGGAAGAGGTTGGCGGAGATGCCCACCACACTCGTGCGGATGATCTGTTGACTCCTGTTCACTTCTTCTTTATTTCACCTCTCTTTTCTTTTGGCAAAGGTACGAAATATATGGGAATTCTGATGATAAATTCAACCACAAAGAGCGCCGAGGTTCTATTCCCTATGCGCTCTTGTTATCAAGACGACATTAAGAGGTGCCGCCGGTGAAAGCCACTTATCACGTCTCTCACCTCCTGACTTCGTCAATGCGTCACCCATATTTAATCAGCCGTATTCTTTTCTGACGAAAACCAATAAGACCCTTTCTGTGACGCAAGGGCTGCGCCCGTTGTGGGATAAGGGCGCGAGATAATCGAGCCACGTCTCCACATAGACCGAAGGTCTCTCTGATCTCTCCTCATGGCAGCATTGGGGCTCAATATAAAAGTGACAAAGTCAGGAAATGTGCTTCCATAGGCACCTTATTAAAGTTATTAAAGCATAAGCAACGAGATTTATAACAGTATGCTGCAAGGAATAGAGACAGCAACTTACCAGCTGTGCCTATTGCTACTATTTTCCAATGCAGAATGTATCTTATTTGTTTATCGCAGCTGTAAAACATTGTGCACGTGCTATTTACTGCACATGTATCTCATCAGTGCACAGCACGAGTCACAAACGAGTACCAAAAATCACTAAAAAAGCACTTAATGAACTATACAAGTAAGCGACGATGAGACGCTGACTTTTCAGTCACCAAGTGCTTCAACGCAACTGTTGACGATTTGCAACAGCAACGCAAAATTACTACAATTTATCAGAAGCGCAAAAAATTAGTGACACTCTTCGCAGAGTATCACTAACACTAACACGTTAAACCAAAAACTCATGTATGAAAAGTTTACTCAAGCTACTATATAAATCTGCGTATTAAAGTGCACAATGGTTTGCGAAAGATGATGCACACTGCGACCGCCGAGAGCGAGAGAAACGCCCAAAATGAGCGCAGCTTGAACTGCTCCCACGCTGTCAGTTTCTTTTCTACCGGCACCGGCACTTCGATGCGCTTGTCTTTGTATATGACTTGCGTCTTCGTCTGCACCGTCCTCTCATACGGCACCGGCACACTCTGTGGCTTCGCATTGAGCTTGTGTGACAGCGACCCGTCTTTGTTGAGCGACACGATGCTCACTGCAAAGTCGTTTTCGAGCTTAGATACACTGTCACGAGTTACGACTTCTGCCGATTGTGCCGGCACATCGAAATAGAGTGTGTCGTGTATATAGCTGATGCTGTCGTGCGTCTCGACATACGTCACATCATGCACAATGTCTCGTTGCGAGCGACATGCAGACAGCAACAATACGACTGCAAGCAGCAGTAAAACGACAGAAATTGTGAAACAACCTCCACCGAGTATTGCAACAGCTTCGCGCTCTTCATCGTTCATGTCATGTGCGTTCATTTTTTGAGTGAGTTAAGATAATTGATGATGCCTTCGACATGCAGCTTAACGATTTTGCGTTTGCCTTCCTCACTTTTTAATATAGCAAGGTCTTCTTTGTTGTCATAAAAAAGATTTTCTGTCAACACGGCCGGGCAAAGCGTGTCACGACACATGGCGAGGTTTTGAACAATATATTTACAACGTGGCACCGAACGATTGCCGTGAAGACCGACTTCAATTGCTTTGTCCCACAGACATGCCGCAAGTCGTTTGCTGTTGTCTGATGCATTCATGGCAACGTGTGCAGAAAAACCACGCGCGTTGTACCAAGCATCTTGGTGCCCAGCTGCGTTGCTGTGTATGCTTACAAGTATGACGTTCTTAAATTTACGGCAAATGTCATTCACGCGTTTGCAGCGAGTTGATAGCGAGACATCATAGTCTTCTGTCACGATGCGCTCTGCATCGTAACCACGCTCTCGCAACGCTTCAACGAGTCTCTCTGCTATATCTCTGCTGAATTTCCACTCAAAGAATGTTTTGTCTGGAGAGCATTTACCCGACGTGTTAGCTCCGTGCCCGTTGTCGATTAAGATTTTCATATGAAAAGCATTTGAAATTACTTTGTATTGTCGTTTTTTTTGAAATCATCAAGCTCTATATCGAAGTGACGTTCTGTTTTGTCAATCATGATGCGTTGAAGCATTTGATATAAACGACCATCGCTTTTAGAACGACATGAACTCTCGTTTTCAAGAATACTCCATGCTTGTTCAAAGCAGATAACACCTGTGACGATGTACGGCAATGGCATGTTGACGTGTACGCAAACATATTTCTGACATAGATAAGCGAGCAGAATGAGTGCAAGCCTCTTGGGGATAGTGCTGCGCACCACCTTGCCAAATAAGTATGAGCGGAATTTGCTCTTTCTCTCTTTGACTTGTGTCGGGTGCGCCAATCGCACTCTCTTGTCGAGTTGAAATGCTGTCACTGCATCGTACACAACAAACGCTATCATCACACTAATAAGCGGAAAAGTAGGGTTAAATTCATCTACAAGCCAACCGACTGCGCCGCCTATTGCCAGCCACACGACTTTACAGACATAAGATGCATCGTACATAGTAATTCCTTTTTGACAAAGATAAACATTTTTAGTTCTTAACAAGAACTATATTATAATCGTTTTTTGCACATCACGCTAAATTATGCCATTGAGATGAATTAGATGTCTTATATCGTATGCCGTTAGAGCCGACTTCGAACTCACGACCGCCGTTGTTGACACTGAAGCATATCCCGTTAGTGCTATCATTGAGTGCGAGCACATAGTTGTCACGACGTGAGCCTATGACAAAGCCGTTAGCGAAAAATCGTGATATATAGAAATTCGTCTTGTATTCTGCTGTGATGTTAGACCAATCAGCATGAGCTTCATCAGTCTGATTGTTTGTCTCGAAGTTGCTGACCTGCAACTCCCATTCAACGACAACTCGATGATACCCGGCTATCACTTTCGCCGACTTATTAGTTAGAGACATATCATCAGATGCTGTCTCGACTTCGCTGTCATTGCCTGCTATCCAACAGCCACTGTTAGCTGTCAGAACTTTCTGCGTGCGTTTAGTGAGATTTTTATCATCATACGTCTCAACATACAGACGCAAGTAGGCTGATGCAAAGCCTGCATTTTTTGCATTTGCATCACTTACAACGTTAGTGTGCAGAGACCCTGTAAACGCAATTACAGCAGGAGTGTCTGTAAAGAATACATTGCTGATGACTTTGTTGCCTTGCAAAATATTGCTGCGATGTTCTTCTGTGTTATCCAAGTCAACACTATCTGATGCATTAGTAATTGCAGCCGACCCAGTTGTGTTACCAAACAGCTCATTGATGCTCTTATACTCATTGCCTTCAAAAACAGTGACGAGCTCATTATTTTCATCATATATGTACACTGCCTTGTCGTCGGGGCTGATAACTATGCGCTTGCCGTCTTCATCGCCTGCAAGCACGCGAGCCACTTGCAGCTGCTGTGCATTGATGAGATTAGTCTTGATATAGCCGCCGTCGATGAGCGTGTCATACGTACCATTATTAAGGAACTTGATGATGCCGCCGATTTCGCCCTTTGCCAAATCGAAGTATGTTTTGCCGTCTTGCGACACGATGCGGTCTGTCGTGACACGACCCGGCAATATCTCTGTGAAGCCATAAAGTGGCACAAACGAGCGTGTATTGTCATACTCACTGTTCAAGACACCAACAAGTAAGTGATAGTAGCCGTCAACTGCTGTCATCTTGATTGCAGTTGTTGATAGAACAAAATTACCGACAGCGGTTGTGTCTTCACGCGCGACTTTAGCATACAGGTAATATGCTTGTCCCGCATCGTCGAGTGGCGGTGACATATACGACTGCATCTTCCATATCTTGTACTCCGAGAGCGCGTGCGTCGATGACATGTTGATGCCGAGTGTCATATGCTGCAAGTACGATGCTGCGCAATTTAGCACACGTATCGACGCATCATAGTTAACCACGTTGTCAACGACTGTTGCATTGTCTCGAGACCTTATGAAGCGAAATTGCAGACTTTCGTCACCGATAAGCGCAGTCATCGTTTGCACAGTGATTGGGTTGACGCTGTTTGCATAATCAAGCAGCGAGTTTTCGAGCATCGACATCGTTTCTTGTGCGTCTCGAAATCTGCGCTTTGTGTACTGCACAAGCTGTTGCTTCGTATCGTCAATCACTACTTCGAGACCTTCAAGATTGCGCATCGTAGAGCTGAAGCCGCCGCCCTGCGTTGAGTTAGAGATTTCGAGCGTGATTGAATACGGCGAAGTCAAGAACTCTTTGATGCCGGTGATGCGTATAAGCACACCGTCGGGCGCAAACTGCGTGTCGCTGAACAGAACGTAACCGCCGACTTTGAGCCGACCGCCTATTGCGAGCCAATTATCTCTCGCCCATTTCGCTTGCAGCGTGCCGGTGAACGTGAACTCTTGGTCTTCGTGTTCGTAGAGATAACGCACCGCTTCGCGCATCATGTCCCACGATGCGCCGGTCTTGCTGTCGTTGTCGCAGATGTACTCATCGGGCAGCATACAGCCGAAGATTGCGTACTTGTCACCGACAGCAGGCAAGAACACGCCACCCGGCATAACCACATCATCGAATGTGTCAGGCACGAGACGAAAGCGTCGCTCGCTGTGCTTGTACTGTATCTCAAATTCGCGCCCAGCAAGCATACCGCTCTGAAATATAAGCGTCATTCTATCATCGCCGATGATGTAATTATTGTAATTGAGCGATGCCGGTATAGAGCTGTCGATGATGTCGTAGAAGTTCTTACTTTCGTTGACAACTTCGACTTTAGTCACACTGCCAATGCGCGACGGGTAAATTTCTGAGCAGTCAAGACTTTCCTCGTACTGCGTCGTGCGAGTGTTGCCGACACGATGCACAGAGTAGCCATCTGCATCTGTGACATACGTCTTTGCTTTCGTGCTGTCGAAATCTGCATCACTCTCGAAATGTTCGCCGTCATATTGCAAAGTCTGTGACTTGGGCAGCAAGAGCGTTTTGGCGCCGTATTTTGAGCGGTCGATGTTTCTGTCACTACCCTCTACAAAGAGAACGTCAATCGGCGGCTTGTCATTGACCGCTGCACGACCGACACCCGGAACGAAGCCGTTACCTTTGCCGTAAGACAACTCAATCGGGTTGTCTTTGTTGTACTCAACCTTTTTGAATGAGAGCGTGTAGTTATCAATCTCCCATTCAGTCTCGAAAGTTGTAGCGACCTGCGAGACGGCTTCGGCTATCGTAGTGTGATTGAACTCGATTGTTTTCTCTGTGCTTTCGAGACAAGTGCCGACACTCCACAGCGATGACCCGGCACGAGCGTTCATGTTGTCGACGATGACTTTTGCAAACTCAGCAGGCTTTGCGCACATCGACCACTTCAAACGACGGTCAACAGTGTTGCGCAGCTTGTAGTGCGATAGCAACTCTTGGTCTGTGCATAGCGTCATCGTGTACTCTATGTTGCGCTCGCCTTGTTTCTTGATTGTGGGCGCAGTCCACATTGTATAACGTATACCATTGTATTCGCACCAAGTACCTACAGGAAAATCCTCATAGTTCATGAGCGAGAACTTCAACACAAGTTGCGGCTTGTTTTGAAGCGAACGATAGAGATACGAGCTATCGTTTTCTTGTACAACCGACGATACGTTATCGTAGTTCAATGTCAACATTTTACAATTCAGTGCTATCTTCTGTTAATGCATTTTCAACATCTTTCTCTTCTGGAAAAGCCTCGTAGTACTCATCATCACTCATTGCTTGCAGGGCGTTGATGCTGTCGCGTATGTCCTGCCTGCGCTGCTGCCAGTCTCCGTGCTCGGAAACGTCGCGACCCTCAAAGGCTTTGAGCGCGATGTAGTCACTTGACTGTAGCTCTTCTTTAAGCTGTTGTATTTTTTGTAATCTTGTCATAATTATGTATTGTTTATTTGTTTCCATGTCCTTGTAGCTCCCACAACCACACCCACGTACACCTTGCCGCTGTCGTCGATTTTCAGCTGGCCGTTAAAGCTCGGCTGCGACAATAGGGCTGGTGCTGGTACCGACCGCCAAGCTGCATCACTGAATGTCGGCACAACGGGCGTGGTGTGGTTTTTCACGTCGAGCGGCGTCCACCACTCCTGCCGTGCGTCGTCCCAGCACTGCATGTTGCAGTAGTAGCGAGGATTGATGTTGGCAATGCAATGGAGCGTGTGCTGGTGCATAGAGTGCATTTTAATCGTCGCCCCTGGGGCGATGTCGCAAAAAGCGTTAAAATTGAAAGATATGTAGCTCATCGTATATCTTCCTGCATCAAGTTCAGTGCGGTCGCTGCCCATAATGCCCTCGATGCCCATGTCGGTGCCGTCGGACTTGGTAATCGCATAGACCTTGATAGCTGTCTTCTTTGCTACTCGCCACTTGCCGCCCGAGACCTCGAAGTCCACGTCGATGATGCCGTACAGATTGCCAGCATTAGACGAACCTGGCCCAATCGTCGCCCAGTCTGTTGCGTCGTTGGTGCCCGTCAGCAGGCCGTCGTCGGGGTCGTAGGAGTAGTTTCCTGGAAAGTTGTAGGGTTTGCTGCCAGCTGTCGCCTTGTCGAACCTCTCTATCACCCAGTCATTTACGTCGATGTTTTTAGCTATAATCGGGTGTTGGAACGGCAGGATTGCCTCGGTCATGTGGGCGTCTTTAACTCTGAAATTGTTGTCGTACTGCAAGATAGTTACGTCTCTGTCGTATATGCGTATAGCCCAAATGTCTTGCACGTTACGGCTCGTTATGCTGAGCCAGTCGTCGCCAGCAAGCCAGCTGTCGCTTTTGTATTCCTCGCGCTGTTTTTCCGCCACCAAGCGTGAGCACTTGTCGTACACTCTTATCACGCCCGTCTTGCGGTTGATAACGACGATAAACCTATCCCAGCAGGTAACTATCCCTCCGTCGACTGCATAGGTGAAACCGCTGCCTTGGGGGTACTTCTTTTGGTCGCTCGAGTAGGAGAGCTGGCCAGTATACGATGTGGTCAGCGCGCCGTGATTGTTGCCGAACATGATGCTGAAGTAACCCATTGCTGCCGTGTTGTTATATCCGTTGAGGCCGCCGTTGCATTGCGCGCAAATCTCGAGCGTGATAACGTCAGAGGCCTCAAGCAGCTCTATCTGCCTTGCGTTGAGACGGTAGCAAAAGCCGCTGCCAAACGTCGAGTGCGACTGTGCGCTGTCCATGAGGCGTTGGTTTACATAGTCCTGCACGCCTTTTTGGCTCATTAGGTAATACTCCTTGTCGCCGCCCGTGTGCTTTATCTCGATGTCGTCGGGCACGGGCTCGTGCACTTTCACGCCATCTATCCACACACCGCGGTCATTGTCGGTGTCGGTGATGTAGGTTGCAACAACGTAGGTTGTAGTTGCAGGCGTTGTCAGCGCGTATTTTTTTGAGTTGTTATATGCGACTGCGTTACCCACGACCTTGTTGTCCTTGTCGAACGCCACGATGTAGTTCCAATCTTTTGCGTCGCCGCTCAAAAGCTCAACCTTGTGAGCTCCCTCGCACGGGATGTGGCAAGTTGTGCAGTGCGTGGCGTTGTTAGCCAAATTGCCACCACCGTTCATTTGCTTGCCCTTAATCACCTCTGTAAGGTACGTCAGCTTGAGCGTTACGCGCGGAAAGTCAAGCGCTTCGGTGACACTCTTTTGGCTCATCACCTTGTCGGTCGCCGTGCCAGTGTTCTGGACAATGCTGGCCTTGTCGAGCTTGTTTTGCAGCGCGTCGGTGTTGCTGTTGACCGCCTCGTTGATTGTGAGCCCAGCGTCCTGCTCGAGCAGAAAGTCTGCGCCAGTTAACTGTATGTTGCCGCCGCCGAGCAGCGAACGCCCGTTGATTGACTTGATGTGTTCGATATTATGCAGAGTCGTGCCGTCACAGCGATAAGTCGTGTCTGATGCTGTGTCAACGAACAGGAAGTCGTCGGGCATGGGAACCGTGTCAGTGACCATTGCGTTGCCGTGTTGTGCACCAACATAGAGTTTCTTTGTCGCTGTATTGAAGCAGTACGCGCCAACTGCCAGCGTTGGCGCCGCGTTTATGTTTATTATCGTGCCTTTGTATATTTGCTTCGTTGCTACATTATCATCGATAATACGCGTTGCCTTGTCGCCAGCTGTGAGCTTGTTCTGCTTGGCAAGTGCTACGTTGGTGATGCGGTCGACAATGCCCTTGCCGCCCACTTCCTGCCACTTGCTCCACGTGTGCAGCGTGCCTGCTGCTGTGCTGTAGGCATAGGTGCGCGAGTACTCGTGCACATCGTGATTGTGCACTTTGCCCGTAAACGTGCCGTCATCGTCGAGCACGAAGTTGGTATTGAGCACTTGCATCACAACGTGTCTCATGTTGTCGCTATACACCCACAGCACGCCCACCTTGACCGTCACTGTGCCCTTTGTTGTCGTTAACGTGTCGAGCACGGTGTAGCACGCAGGCTTGCCCTGCAACATGTCGTCGGCAGTGCACAGCTTG